AATTTAAGGCTTATTAGGGGTCAAAGCACTAAGAAACCTAAAGGAAATAAGCTTAAAACCGAAGATGTAGGTGAGCTTTTTAGTATAGTTAAAGGTAAATAGTGAAAGTCCCCAAGAAGAAAGAACAGGATAGCCCAGAAAAACGTGCAGCAAAACATAAACTATGGCGTATGGGAGAACTTTCTTGGAAGCTTAAAGGAAAACAAGAAGATATCTATAGAAACATAATGGACGCACAACATGACGTATCTTGTATATTGGTATCAAGACGTTTTGGGAAATCTTTTACTAATTGTCTTGCAGCAGTAGAACTTTGTATAAGAATACCTAACGCTATTGTAAAATACGCATGTCCAAAGCAAAGAATGGTGACAACGATTATTAAGCCCATAATGAGGACTATATTTGAAGATGCACCAGAAGAGTATAATTTACAAGATATGTGGAAGGCAAATGATAAAGTTTATCAATTCCCAAACGGTTCTGAAATACAAATTGCAGGTACGGATAATGGTAATGCTGAGAACCTTCGTGGTGGTTATGCACAGCTTCTAATATGCGATGAGGCAGGGTTTATGGACGATTTGGAGTATATTGTTGATAGTATTTTGTTGCCTACAACCGACACTACAGATGGTAAATTGATTCTAACTTCTACACCTAATTATAAAAACCCCCAACATGAGTTTCACACAGAATATGTTTTCCCATTAGAAGCAGAGGATAGGCTCGTAAAGTATACCTTATTTGAATCTCCGATGGTATCTGATCGGAAAAGAGATAAAATCATAGCTAGATATGCAGGTGGAGTCGATAATCCTAAATTTAGATGCGAGTATATGTGTGAAATACCAAGGGTTACTGAAAACACTGTAGTACCTGAATTTGAACAGATGAAACATGAAATAGTGGTAAGCGAACTAAAAATGCCCGATCACTTTGATGCTTATGTATCGGGTGATGTTGGATTTAGGGATCTAACAGTAATACTATTTTCGTACTATGATTTTATGAAAGCTAAATTAGTAATAACAGATGAACTAGTTATGAATGGTCCAGAAATGACAACAGATGCTCTAGCAAAGAGGATCAAAGAAAAAGAAGAACTTAGATTCCATAGAGAAGATACTAACATGGCACAGAAGCCTTATATTCGTGTTATGGATAATGATCTAAAACTTATTAACGATTTAGTTAGATTACATGATCTACATTTTGTTGCAACTAAAAAAGACAATAAAGAAGCCCAGATAAACCAAGTTAGATTATGGGTACATCAAGGTAAGATCGAAATACATGAAAGGTGTAAACACTTAAGATACCATGTTGAAAATGCTCAATGGGACAAACATAGAAAATCATTTATCCAATTGAAAGATACACCTAATGGTGAAATAAGAGGCGGTCACTGTGATGGACTTGATGCTCTTATATACCTAGTAAGAAATGTAAACGAGGGTAGAAATCCATTCCCAGATGACTATAATGAAATGAAAGGTCCGGGTATTTTCAGGAGCTTACATAAACCAAAGGCAGGTAAGTTGCAGGAATTAATGGATACGATAATGAATCGTAAAAAGAATTGAGTAATATAGTACCCATTTATTTAAGTATTTGTAATATTTGAGTAATATAATACCCATGTTTTAAAAATACACCTTTTTAACAACTATAGTACTATAATGATACTTTAAGGAGTGATAATGGAACACAGCATTTATTTTGCTGCTGACGAAGCTGAGAAGGCTGCCAGTTATTTGGAAAAGAAGACTCAGGAATGGTTTCAAAACATTACTGTAAATAATTATATTAGTAAGATAAAAAAGTCATGGTCAGCGTATCATGGTAACTATTATCAAAGTAGTCATGAGATTAGCTTTGGTGGTGAACAAGGTGAATTAGTAAATCTTGCTGTAAATCACTATTCTAACTTATGTACACACATGCTTAACATGGTAACTGGATCTCGTCCAAGTTTTCAATGTAGAGCAATAAATACAGATAGAAAATCTAAGATACAAGCGGAGCTTGGTAATGGACTCTTAGAATACTATATGCGTGAAAAGCGGCTAGAACGCAATATAAAAGCTGCCGTAGAATATGCAATCGTGTTAGGGTCTGGATTTGTAAAAATGGAATGGAACGCTACCCGAGGAGAAATAAATGACTACCTCGACATAGACCCTAGTTCCATCGCTTCATTTGACGATGAAGATAATCCATTAGACGAAGATGGTAATATTCTAAAGCCAATTCCAATTTATGATGGTGATGTAGATTTCTACACTCTATCTCCATTTGATGTTGCATTTGATTCTACTAAAGAATCTCCTGATTTACATGAGTGGGTTGTTATTAGGACTTTTGTAAACAGACATAACCTTAAAGAAAAGTACCCTCAATTTGAAGATGAAATTATGACAATCGCAACTAAAGATCAGGGTAACGCTAATAATAGAATCTCATTGTCATCATTCGATAAGACAGAAGATATTCCAGTATACGAATTATATCACAAAAGAACTGAAGCAAAACCAGAAGGTAGATATTTAATGTATATCACTTCTGATATAGTTTTAGAAGATACTGATATGCCTTATAGGGATTTACCTATTCTTAGGATCGCTCCTAGAAATATTTTAGGTACTCCATATGGTTACACATCTATGTGGGATATTTTACCACTTCAAGATGCTATCAATAGTTTATACTCAACAATTATGACAAACAATAATGCCTTTGGTGTCCAGAATATTCTAAACCCACAAGGTAACAATCTAAAAGTAAATCAATTAGAAGGTGGACTAAACTTCTTAGAATACAATGATCAAGTAGGGAAACCAGAACCACTACAACTAACTGCTACTTCTCAAGAAACCTATAACTTTTTATCTATATTAGAAAAGACTATGGAAACCGTATCGGGTATTAACTCGGTTGCAAGGGGTAATCCTGAAACTAGTTTACGATCAGGTACGGCACTAGCACTAGTACAGTCACAAGCATTACAATTTATGTCAGGATTACAACAGTCTTATATTCAATTATTAGAAGATGTTGGAACTGGTTTGATAAATATATTAAAAGACTTTGCAGATGCACCAAGAATTGCATCAATTGCAGGTATATCAAGTACGACTAAAATGGTAGAGTTTAAATCAGAAGATCTAGAATCTATTAACAGAGTTGTTGTCGATGTAGGTAACGCACTTGCACAGACTCCTGCAGGTAGAGCACAGATTGCTGAAAACCTTTTACAGATGGGTGTTATTACTACTCCAGAGAAATACCTAGAGATTCTAAATACAGGTAACTTAAAAGGTATTACTCAAAGTGTAACTAACGAATTAGATACTATAAATGCAGAAAACGAATCACTATTAAAAGGTTCAGGAGATGTTATTGCAATCGCAACAGATCATCACGCAATGCATATTAGAGAACATAGAGCAGTATTATCTGATCCTGTTCTAAGACAAGATGCAGACTTAGTAGCTAGAACATTAGCACACATACAAGAGCACATTACATTACTTCAAACAAGTGATCCAAATTTATTATCGATTATAGGTGAACAACCGCTTGCTCCTCCGGGGGGAAGTCCGGTTAATCCACAACAACAAGGTGGAGTTCCGGGAGCACAAGGAGCATCACAACCAATGCAAGGTACTCCTATGAATCAAACTGCTCCGGGTATGCCGCAACCTGCACAAGCTCCTGATATACAGGGACAAGCACAACCACAATCACCAGAAGAATTAATGGCAATGAATACAGGACAGGGGAATGTTTAATGAAAAGAATTAGATATAAAAACACAAAAGAAGAAGGCGTTGTAGTTTCTAACAAGATTCTAAAATCAGAAAGAACTGGTGCAGAGTACTTGGTATATTTAGATCTAGAAAATGTAACGTATAAGATTAAAAACATAAACTCAGAGAATGTACATAGAGGTGGGGAAAACATTAACAATCTAAATGTTCTAAAAAGGTCTGTAAAAACCAGACTAGAAGGAATGGGAGTTAGATTTGAAGATGAAGAACGGTTTAGAAGTTTTGGCAGATGTCCAAAAGGCATGACTCAACAGAAATGGATGGATATAAATAAATATGAAATATAATTGCAAATTATGTAACATAGATTATGAATCTTCAAGGTTTTCTAAATATTGTAAAGATTGTAGAAGTATAAAAAAGAAGGAATATCGAAAAAAGTACAAGTCTAAAGTTGCTGCAAAAAAAAGAGAAAATAGAAAACTTATTACTTTAAGTTGTAAAATATGTGACGGTGAGTTTAAAAGTTTTACAAAATCTAAAAAATACTGTTCAGATAAATGTAAGAAAAAGTATGCATCTGACTATAAAAAGAAATATAGCGAAAAAAATAAAAAGATTATAAAAGAAAAAAATGCAAAATATTATATAGAAAACAAAGAAAAAATAAAGATAAGAAATAAAAAATGGGCAAGTAATAATAAAGATCTTATTAAACAAAAAAGAAAAAGGTATGAAAAAAGACATCCCGATAGGTGTAGAGCGAGGATTGCCGAAACAAGATTTATTAAAAAAGCTTGTAAAAAAGCATTTAAAGAGGATTATAAGATTTTAAAGAAGTTTTACAAGAAAGCAGCAGATCTAGAAAAACAATTAGGGTATAGATTTAACGTAGACCACATAATACCTATTAATCACCCAGACGTATGTGGACTACACGTTTCTTGGAATTTACAAGTATTAAGTGAAGAACATAATTTAATAAAAAATAATAGTTTTGATGGAACTTATAGTAATAATAGTTGGAGAAATAAAATACAAGTTCCTCAGAAAAAACATGAACTAAAGGAGAGCTATAATGTCTAAAAAGTCATGTGATGGCAAGACAGCTAATGGAGCTTGTCCAACTAAGCCGGAGCTTTATAAAAAGATTAAAGCTAAGATAAAAAAGAAGTATAATGAAGATTGGCCAAGTGCATACGCATCGTCTGCTGTAGTAAAGGAATATAAGAAGAAAGGTGGAGGCTACAAGAAATGAGTAAAAAACCTTCTGCTTCTCAAGGTGGATTAGTAAGGTGGCACAAGGAAGTGTGGAAAGATTCTAAAGGTAAAGAGTGTGGTCATGGAGATGATGATAGCTACTGTAGACCTTCTAAAAGAGTTACAAAAGACACTCCAAAAACATGGGGAGAAATGTCTGATAAAGAAAAAGAATCCGCTAAGAAAGCAAAGGCAGATGCTAGAAGTAAAGGCAAACAATATACAAGTAAAAAGTTCACTAAAATAAAGAACAAAGTAAAATAATTTAGTACTTACTCAATAAAGAGCAGTACACTTACATATATAACTAAGGAGTTACTATGTCTGAAGAAGTAATCGAAAACGAAGTACAAGAGCAACCTATTGATAATGAGGTTGTAGAAGAGTCAGGGGAAATTGAAGCAGAAGGCGATGAGTCATCTGATGAAGGTGTCCAAGCTGATTCCGTTGAAGAACTTGAAGAAGAGCTTGAAGAAGCAGCAAAGAACGGTGCAAGCGAAAAAGAGCTAAAGAGCATGGTTAAAGAGTTCCAATTAAAAGTTAATGGGAAAACATTTAACAAGACATTAGATCTAAGTGATGAAGAAGCTGTAAAAAGAGAATTACAAAGAGCTTATGCAGGTCAACAAGCTATGCAACAAAAAGCTGAATTAGAGAACGCTCTTAAAAATCAAGTAAATGATTGGAAAAACAATCCTTGGAAGTTCTTTGAGCAAATGGGAATGGATGCTGATGAACTAGCTGAAATGAGAATGGCACAAAGACTAGAGCAGATGAAAAAAGATCCTGCTGAACTTGAAAGAGAAGAAAGAGAAAAAGAGCTTCAACAACTTAGAGAGCAATTAAAATCTAAGGAAGAAAGAGAAAAGCAGATGGAATATGAGCGTATGCAGGAAGAAGCTGCTATGCAACTTGACAATGAAATTTCAGAGGCATTAGATGCACACACTACATTGACTGCTTCACCTAGAGTTGTAAGACAAATTGCAGATACTCTAGCTTGGGCAATCACACCACAAAACGAAGGTGGCGGTGGATTTGACCCAGATGAGATTTCTGTAAAAGACGTTTTACCAACTGTAGAAAAAGAGATCAAAGATGAGATTTCTAAGCTTTTTGAGGACATGCCTGATGAGATTATTGAGCAATATATCGGTAATAAAAACATCGATAGGCTCAAGAAAAAGGCTATAAGTAAGGTTAGAAAAGCACCTAAGTCTGCGAAATCTATAAACAAACCTTCTGCACCTAAGAAAGAAGCAAAGTCTGATGATAAAAAGAAAGGCAGACTAGAAGACTTCTTTAGTGTAAGAAATAGATAAAAATAACGTAATTTTAACAACTATAGTACCGTAGGGTTATTTTGCCCTACGTTTAACTATCTTAGATCAAATCTGTGGTAGTTTTGACAAGACCTTTAAATACCCTTAACCGGATTTTAGAGTATCAAATTAAAACAAATCAGTCAAGTGAAAAGATGGAAATTTATCAAATTAACTAAAAACTAATCATAGGAGATTAAAATGGCTGACATTGGCTCAACACTTCCAGATTCGGCACATAGCCAGAATGGAGCATCCGCACTAAACGGATTATTTAAAGAAATTTACAACGAACTTAAAGACTTAGTACCTGCTAACACTAAAATGGCAGATATGGTTCCTTTCGCACCCGGAGATAAAGAACTTGGTGCTGCTTATAACGAGCCTGTAGTTCTAGGACTTGAAGGTGGGATTACTTACGGTGGTTCTGACGGAGAGGCTTTTGCATTAAGAACTCCAAGTTCATTTACTCTTAAGAACGCTAGAGTTAAATCTGTAGAAATGGTATTAAGATCTGCGATCTCTACTGCTGTTGCTTCTAGATCTCAAAACTCTAATGGTGCTTTTGAAAGAGGTATTAAATTATTAACTGGTAACATGATGAAATCTATGTACCACAGACTAGAAGTATCAATGCTTTACGGACAAAAAGGTATTGGTATCGTAGAATCAGTAACTGGAACTGGACCATCTGTTCTTAAAGTTGAAGATCAAGAATGGGCAGCAGGTATCTGGGTTGGTACTACTAAACATAAAATTGAAATCTTTTCTTCTGATCTTGCTACTAAGAGAGGGGAACTAACGATTTCTGGATATGACATCCAATCTAAAAAAGTAACTGTTCTTGAAGACGCTTCAGCAATTAGTGTTGCAGCTACTGACGTTATCTTCTTTTCCGGTGCTTGTGAAGCAGGTGCTGTACATAAAGATATGCTAGGACTTCACTCTATTGCTGAAACTAGAGGAAACCTATTTGAAATCAATAACTCTAACGAGCCACTTTTCCAAGGTAACTTGGTTGACGTTGGAACTGTTTCTACTGCAGCTAAGTTAAGCTTTGCTAAAGTTGAAGAAGCTGTTGCTAGAGCTGTTGAAAAAGGTCTTGGAGAAGAGCAAATGACTGTTATGGTTAATGTTAACTCTTGGAATGACCTTTTAACTGAGCAAACTGCTAAGAGAAGATATGACTCTTCTTATAGTGCTGCTAAAGTTAAAGAAGGTGCTAGAGCGATCGAATTTGAAGGTCAAGCAGGATCTATCAAAATCATCCCTTCTACTTACGTTAAAGAAGGTTACGCTTACGCTTTCTGTGAGAAAGATCTTATCAGAATCGGTTCTTCTGACATTACTTTTGATCCAAAAGGATACGAAGGTGAATTTTTCAGACTTCTTGACAACCATAGTGGTTACGAAATCAGAGCTTACTCTGACCAAGCACTATTCTCAAGTAGACCAAGCTGTATCACAATCTTAAGATACATCAAAAATGATACTCACTCGTAATCTAATTAGTTCTTAATTAGTAATATCGCCCCGATGCAATGTCGGGGCTTTTTTATATATAGTATTGAAATCAGGTAAAATACTGTATTTTAACAACTATAGTATATATAGCTATATAAAAACAAGGATATGACATGTCAATCAGACTTAGATTAGGAGATGAGGTCTTCGATATCCCCACAGTGGGAAATTCTAATTGGGGCGAGCAAATTACCCTATACCTCAGAAAAAACTCCGAAATAATTGCAACAATACAAGGTCCACAAGATATTTTACTTACTGAAGCTTCTCTAGCAGATGGAGCAAGCTCTCAGCCTATCAACGGACTATCATTCGATACATCAATAGTACAACAAATTCAAGTAGAGGGATTAATTACTAGAACATTTACTTCTGGTACTCCTAAAGTAGATTCTTTCAAATGCAGTGGTGTTTTTGATGGATCTGACTTTTATATAGATTCAGAATTTACAGGAACTGATGCTGACGTTTCAATAGATATTAACGCAGCAGGACAGTTTATATATACATCACAATCAGTAGTAGATACAGACCAATTAACTATAAAATTTCGTGGACAAGCAATTATAGACGTATAAATAATTAGGAGCATATAAAATGGCAATTTTAAGAAAGAGATTTACAAAAGGGATAGAGCTTAAGCCAGAAGACTTGACCTTAGAACCACTCTCTAGAGAAGGCGAGTTAGCGTATGACTCGGTTGATGACAAACTAAAATATAGAGATGCTTCTGCAGCTAGGGAAGTTGTTAACACTGATGAAGCACAGTCTCTAGAAAACAAAACAATTGACGCTACAGCAGCAACTGGCAACAACACTTTATCTGCTGACTCAGTAGACATTGTATACGATGATGCAAACGAAGCAGTAAGCTCTCTTGGATCAAATGTACAAGCCGCATTAGATGCTGTAAAAGTAGCATTAGATAATCAAAATGATGCAAATGAAATTAGTTATGACAATTCTACAAGTGGTTTAACTGGTGCAAATGTTCAAGCGGCAATTGATGAAGTAGAAGAAAGATTAGATACTGCAGAAGCAGACATTGTAACATCACAATCAACTGTTGACGATCACATAGCTAACCCTACAGACGCTCACGATGCAAGTGCAATTAGTAATGTACCATCTGGTAACTTAGCTGCTACAGACGTTCAGAGTGCCTTAGATGAGCTACAATCAGATATCGATACAAGAGTTATAGATGGGGGATCATTTACAAGTGGTAGTGTTATCACCCCTACTCAATTAGATGTTAAACAAGATACAGAAGCTAACCTAATTACTTACGCTTCAACTGCATCAGATGGACAATTAGTTTTTGCTACAGATTCAAAAGAGATGTTTCAAGTCATAGACAATACCCTTAAGGCAGTTGGAGGCGGAGCAGGTACAACTTCAGAAATTAACCAAGTTGAACATGGATTTGCTGTCGGAGATGGGGTTTATCATAATGGTACAATTTTTGTAAAAGGATTAGCTGATAATGAAGCAACTCTAGCTTACTATACCGTCACTAGTATTATTGATGTCGATAACTTTGCTGTTACCGATTTTGGAAGAGTAGAATCTGATGCACATGGATTTACAATTGGCGAGTACTATTATCTGTCTGAAACAGTTGCAGGCTCTCCAGTTACTACCGAACCATCTACAGGATTTTCTAATCCTCTATTTTATGTTGAAGATGCTAATACATTACAGATAAAAGTATATAGACCGTCACCAGTTGGTGATAATATTAATTTAGATAATTTAGCAGACGTATCAGCAGGCGTTCCAACAGACGGTCAGACAATTGTTTATAATTCAGGATCTGGATTATGGGAAAACTCTTTTGGCACAACTTTAAATGAAGAAGTCACAACCAATGATATTGATTGGAATACAAATGCAGTATTCTATAAAGATGTAACTACTGATATAACATTTACTTTTACTAATGATGTAAATGGTCAAGTAATAAATTTAATAGTTAATAATACAGATGCAAGTGATCATACTATTACTTTTCCTGTTGGTGTAAAAGTTAGTTCCGATTATTCAGGAATTGTTACAGCTTTAACTGAAACAGTTTTTACAATAGTAAGATCAAATGATAAATTATATATAACAGAAGTAAAGGATTTAATCTAATATGAAATCAAGTAGACCTTTTTCTTACATTAAAAAGAAAGCAGGACCAGCACCATATGCAACTGGTGTTGATGGTGATTTAACAATACTAAACGGTGAAACAGTAGTATTAACTTCTGGTCAAGTTTACCAATATGATAATATTGATATACAAGCTGGTGGTGTTTTAGAGATTGATAACACATCTACAGATACAACAGAAATTCTAGCTAAAACAAGTTTTATAATTAATGGAACTATTAACGCTAGGAATATTGAAACAAATAGTTTTACAAATAACTCTACGTTCACATCGGGCATACCTTATTCTCTAACAGTTACACAACGTAACGGCGGTGCAGGCGGAAGGGGTGCCCATGAACATTCTAATAATGCTCCGGGTGGTGCAGGGACTAACGGTTACGGCGGCGGTGGCGGCGGTGGCGGCGGTGCAGGAACAGGCGGACGAG